TAACACTGACAAACAGAGTTCTTAGAGAACTTAACGAAACAGAATTAACATCAAGCACGTTTGCCTCTAGTAGAGGTGTGCAAACTGCAGTTAAAGATTTTATTAATAAGGGTATTCATGATATTTATAATGAAACAGGTGAAATACCTTTACTGTATGCAAGAACTACACAAGATTTATTTGTTGGTGATAATGAATATGATTTGCCAAATGATTTAAGAAAAGTAGATATGGATTCATTTTCAATGGGTCCAAAAGAATTAATAACTAATGGAGAATTTACATCTAATATAAATAGTTGGACTACTGGAGATGGATCTCCATCATATACTTCAAGTGGTAATGGTAGATTAAATTTAAATGATGCAGCAGCTTATCAAGCTATTAATACTACAGTAAATAAAACTTATAAAATACAAGTTAGAGTTTTAAGTCCAAATAGTTCTAGCACTGCATTAATTGTTAGAGTTGGAACATCAGCGGGTGGAACACAAAATTTAAATACAACACAAGCTGTAACTAATTTTAGAGAAGGTGCTATATTAAATACAACATTTACAGCAACAGCACAAACTTCTTTTGTTTATTTAGAAGCACCAAGTGTACAATTAGATGTTGATTATGTACGAGTTTCTAGAAATGATATTGCTACTAGAAAATTAGTTTTTATATCTTATGATAATTATTTACAATCATATAAACCAACAGATGATACAAATAATAAAGGTAATTATTCAGCACCATTAAGAGTTTATATACTACCTAATTATACATCATTTGGGGTAAGTCCAAGACCAAATACAAATGAATATTCAGTAAATTATAATTATTATCAAACACATACAGATTTATCTGCTCATGGAGATAATATGAGTCTACCTGATAGATTTGCAACATTAATAGTAGATAGAGCAAAATATTATACATATATGTTAAGATCAGATCCACAACACGCACAATTAGCAGATAGAGATTTTCAAAGAAAACTTAGATTATTAAAAGTAGATTATGCTACTAAAAATGATTATATGAGAAGTGATTCAATTGCAGAAAGTATTACTACTAGTATAGGAGGTAGAATAAACTAATGGCTATTAATTTTGCTGGTGAAAAAATAAAAGAACCTGAAGATAATATTAAATATTCTGAAAAAAAATTTCAAAGACAAAGAAATAATGGTCTTACTGAAGAGTTAGATAAATTAAAAATGGCAAAGCTAAATCGTAAAGAAAAAAATGATTTAGAACTTTTAAAACTTAAAGAAGAAAATTCTGAAACTTTTGGACCATTAACTGATAAAGAACAAATTAGATTAAACGATTTATTAATTAAAGAAAAAAAAGAAGATTAATATGCCAACTACAGATTTAATATCACCATTTGTAGTAAGTTGTGCAGGTGGCTTAACACTTAATAAAGATGTGTTTTCTATGCAACCTGGCGAAGCTCTTATACTACAAAATTTTGAACCTGATATAAAAGGTGGTTACAGACGTGTTAACGGAACAGCACAGTATAATACTACAATTGTGCCTCAAGGATCTAGTAATAGTAGTTTAACTGTAGATTGTTCTATAATATTTAATGGACAAATAATTGTTGCTAGAGGTGGGGATATACATAGAGGGACTACATCAGGTAGTTTTACTACTTTAACAACAGGACTTGGTACTTCTACAAGAGCATATGATTTTGAAAAATTTAATTTTGATGGCACAGATAAAATAATTATTGCTACAGGTCATTCACCAGCACAAATAATTAATTCTAGTTTTGCAGTTGATGTGGTAAATGCAACAGGTGGTGGAACTGCACCTAGTAATCCTAAATTTGTAAAAGCATTTCAAAACCATATGTTTTATGC